CAATCAAAGCCGAGGTGATGTAGGTTTGCGCATCTTGCTCACGATCGCTCAGGCTCTCAGCGTTCTTGCAAGCTTTGAACAACGTGCTCAGTTCCTCGATCAATCGGAGGTTGAGTGAGCGATTGTGGCGTGCACCTACTGACGTATCGGTTGAACCCTCGGTTTTCTCGGGCTTGCCCTCGATGTGCTCTTGTGCATACTTGCGAACCCGAGCCCAAACTGTTGACGGGTTTGTGTGCTCTGCTTCGTTCAATGCTTTGAACAATGCTTTCTTTTCCGCATGAACTTGCTTTGCATCCTCACCCTTGTCATTGTGCTCGACAAGATACCATTCAACCGGTAACACTTCGCAAAGCTTTTCAGCATAGTCACGCTCAGCGCCGTATGCACGTTTGACCGCATCGGCAACACCCTGACGCAAATCGGACAAGGACAAAGTGGAAATTGTAGTAACTGTTGACATGATCTAATAACCTCTAATGAAACCCAGTAAACGGACTAGGAAACCGCCACAAGCATTTTGCTTGCTTGAATATATTATACCACAAAAAAGTGGCAATATCAATTTTCCCGTGAACAATAATTACATAACATTGTTATGTCGTTTCAAAAAAAGTTCAAAGGCAAAAGGGTACGGGAGGTGGGGACACCAAATGACCAAAGAGGAATCCTAGAAATACCCTACACACTGTGGAGCTCAAACGATCTCGCGTTTTAAAATTCCACCCTCCCCCTTTTTGGGGGAAGTTCGGGAACACCCCCCGGGTCTAAGTAAAAACCCTAATCACAAAAAATTTTTGCAAAAAATTAAAAACGATGTTACATTTCAGTTGTTGGTGGTCGGAAGTTCCCTCGTTTTGCGTGAGAAGAGATTGGCGCAAAGCAAACCGGTTGAGGGGTCTCTTACTATCTTTGAGCGCCAACAACCCCATTCATTACTCATTGGTGCGCTTACCCGGTGATTAAACTAGAACCTACTGCGGAACATCCTGTTCCTTTTGACGTATCCGAAGAGTCCCCAAAGACTCAGAAGGATGCCATTGCCATTGCTGCAAATACTGCTGACTTCATTAAAGAACTCGGCGGTGGGCTGGACTTCAACGAGAAAGACGGCAAACAAGTCGTTGATCTGGTTACCAAAGCAGCCAAAACACCCAAGCACATCAAGTCACCCGGCCAAGCTGCGGCTGCCCTAGCAATCCTAAAGAAGTACGACTTTCAAGCTATTGCTGATGCACAGCAGGCACGCAACCTGATTACCAATAAGCTGATCGAACTAGCAGATTGCGGCGACCTGAAGATTGAGATCAAGGCTCTTGAGCTACTCGGCAAGCATTCAGACATTGGAATCTTTACGGAACGCAGTGAGATTACTGTGCACCACACAACATCCCAGTCTCTTGAGAACTCAATCAAAGAGCGAATCAAACGTTTGCTGCACAGCGACATAATAGACATAACACCGCTTGACGATTTGGATGCCCAACTAGGCACGCCTAACACCACACTCGATAACAGTGGCCACCAAACAGATCTGGATACTGAAGAACCCATAGACTCGGATACCCGCAAAGACGTACTTGACCATGAGTGAAGCACAAATCTCGCTAAAAGACTTAGAAGGGCTTGTTGATACCGGCAAGCTTACGGATACTGACCTGCGTGTGCTAGAGAAACAGCTAATACATCTGGAAAAGCTCAAGAGTCGTGAGTTATCTCAGGAAAAGTTCATTCAATTTACCGCCCGAGTCTGGCCAACCTTTATGTCGGGTAGACACCACAAGCGAATGGCCGAAGCATTTGAAAGGGTAGCCCGTGGAGAATGCAAGCGTCTCATTATTAATATGCCTCCTCGCCACACTAAGTCAGAGTTTGCCTCTTACTTACTACCTGCTTGGTTTTTGGGCAAGTTTCCGCACAAAAAAGTCATCCAGAGCTCAAATACAGGCGAATTAGCGGTCGGTTTTGGTCGAAAAGTACGAAATTTGGTGGATTCTGAGGTCTATAGCGAGATTTTTCCTGATTTGCACCTGCAAGCTGACTCAAAAGCAGCCGGTCGGTGGAATACCAGCAAGGGTGGTGACTATTTTGCGATTGGTGTGGGTGGTACGGTGACCGGTAAGGGTGCTGACCTGCTCATTATTGACGATCCACACTCAGAACAAGAGGCTGCACAAGCAGCAAGTAGCCCAGAAATCTACGACAAGGTGTATGAGTGGTACACATCTGGCCCTAGGCAGCGTTTGCAGCCGGGCGGGTCGATTGTTATTGTGATGACACGCTGGGCACAGCGCGATTTGACCGGTCAAGTGCTTAAAAACGCCGCTTTAAGGGGCGAAAACGACTGGGAAGTGATCGAATTTCCGGCTATTTTGCCCTCTGGAAACCCACTTTGGCCTGAGTTTTGGAGCAAAGAAGAGCTCGAAGCACTGCATGAAGAACTGCCAAATGCTAAGTGGCAAGCCCAGTATCAGCAAAATCCTGTCGGAAACGAGTCAGCGATTATCAAGCGTGACTGGTGGAAGATATGGCCGCACGAGAGAGCGCCCAAGTGTGACTATGTTTTGCAGACATGGGACACGGCGTTTGAGAAAACACAGCGGGCTGACTATTCAGCAGGCACAACTTGGGGCATCTTTAACTGCGAAGAAGATGATATGCGCCCTAACATCATATTACTCAACACCTACCGCAAGCGTGTGGAGTGGGTGGACTTGAAAAAAGATGTGTTTAGAGAGTACAACGAGTGGGAGCCAGACGGCATGTTGATTGAGAAGAAGGCCACGGGTGGCCCACTCATTTACGAACTGCGTGCTATGGGTATACCTGTGCAAGAATTTACGCCGGGTAAAGGGCAAGACAAAATTGCCCGCTTGAACGCAGTATCGGACATAATCGCTTCTGGGAAAGTGTGGGTTCCCGATACTCGTTGGGCTGAAGAATTGGTTGATGAGATTGGGGCGTTCCCGTCAGGCGAGCATGATGACTTGGTTGACGCGACAACACTTGCTTTAATGCGCTTTAGGCAAGGTGGATTCCTCCGACTTCCTAGTGATGAACTAGACGAAGTTAGATTGTTTAAATCGGGCAGACGCGCAGCGTACTACTAAGGATTAATAATGGCTACAAGTTCAATTGAAAAAAGTTTATATGCAGCACCTCTTGGTATAGAAGAAGAGATGGATGGCATGTCCGAAATTGAGATTGAGATTGAGAACCCAGAGGGTGTTCGCATTGGCATGGATGGCCTAGAGATAGAAATCGAGCCCGGCATAGAGGGCGAAGAAGAAAAGTTTGATTCCAACCTTGCTGACTTTATGGACGACAGCGAGTTGCAAAGCATTGCTGAAGACATCATGGGCGACGTGGACGGAGACATCAATTCCCGCAAAGACTGGGTTGAGATGTTTGTCAAAGGACTAGATGTTCTGGGGATGAAGTATGAAGAGCGTACTGAACCGTGGCTCGGTGCTTGCGGTGTTTTCTCAACTGTCCTTACCGAAGCCGCTGTACGGTTCCAGAGCGAGACTATCATTGAAACGTTCCCTGCTGCGGGCCCGGTCAAAACCGAGATCATCGGCGCAATTGATAAACTTAAAGAGCAGGCGGCGGAGCGCGTACGCGAGGACATGAACTATCAGCTTACGGAGGTAATGTCTGAGTATCGCCCTGAGCATGAGCGCATGTTGTTTAATTTAGGTCTGGCTGGCTCGGCGTTCAAGAAAGTTTACTACGACCCAGCGCTTGGTCGTCAGACTTCGGTGTTTATTCCTGCTGAAGACATTATCATTCCTTACGGCTCCTCTGGTGCACGTACAGCAGAGCGCGTGTCTCACATCATGCGCAAGACAAAGAACGATGTAAAGAAGTTGCAAGTTGCGGGCTTCTACCGTGAGATTGAGTTAGGTGAGCCTGCTCAAGTACACACAGACGTTGAGAAGAAAAAAGCCGATGAGCAAGGCTACAGCTTGACGGACGACGACCGCTATCAGATTTATGAAATCCAGATTGATTACAACTTACCCGGCTATGAAGATGAAGATGAGATTGCTCTTCCGTACATTATCTCTATTGATAAAGGCACAAACAAAATCCTCTCTATCTACCGCAACTGGGAAGAAGAAGACGATCTCAAAATTAAGCGCCAGCATTTTGTCCAGTACGATTACATACCCGGCTTTGGTGCTTATGGCTTTGGCTTCATACACCTTATTGGTGGCTATGCCCGGGCCGGTACATCTCTTATTAGGCAACTCATTGATGCTGGCACATTGAGCAATTTGCCCGGTGGCTTGAAGACCCGTGGCTTGCGAATCAAAGACGACGATACCCCAATCTCTCCCGGTGAGTTCCGTGACATGGACGTGCCCTCTGGTTCGATCCGTGACAACATCATGGCTCTGCCATACAAAGAACCATCACAGGTTTTGGCGGGACTCTTAGACAGAATCACTGAAGAAGGTCGCCGACTGGGTTCTGTTGCTGACATGAAGGTCAGTGACATGAGTGCCAACGCACCTGTTGGTACAACGCTGGCTATTCTTGAGCGTCAGTTGAAGACTATGAGTGCTGTGCAGGCTCGTGTGCACTACAGCATGAAACAAGAGTTTAAGCTCTTGAAGAACATCATCCGTGACTATGCACCGAGCGAGTATGAGTATGACCCAGCCAGCGGTGACCGCATGGCCAAGCAGTCTGACTACGATGCAGTTGATGTCATTCCAGTAAGCGACCCCAACAGCGCGACGATGGCTCAGCGCATCATGCAGTACCAAGCTGTGATCCAGTTGGCGCAGCAAGCACCGCAGATCTATGACTTGCCGCAGTTGCACCGACAGATGATTGAAGTGTTGGGCATCAAGAACGCTGACAAGCTCGTGCCCACAGAGGACGACGAGAAGCCGAAAGATCCAATCAGCGAGAACATGGGCTTCCTCAAAGGCGAGCCAACCCGTGCGTTTATCTATCAGGATCAAGACGCGCACATCGCTGTGCATACAACGTTTATGAAGGATCCGATGATTGCGGCAACGATGGGTCAGAATCCCATGGCTCAGCAGATGATGGCTGCCATCCAAGCGCACATTGCAGAACACTTAGCGTTCTCATACCGCCGCAAGATCGAAGAGCAGATGGGCGTGCCACTTCCCCCACCCGGAGAGCAGTTGCCAGAGCAGGTGGAAGTTCAGTTGTCTCAGTTGGTTGCGCAAGCATCCGCTCAGCTTCTCAATGCAAACATGGCTCAGGCTCAACAAGCGCAAGCTCAGCAAATGCAGCAAGACCCGCTCGTGCAAATGCAGCAGGCAGAACTCCAGATCAAGGCGCAAGATGCCAAGACCAAAGAGCTCAAAGTACGTGGCGACTTGCAGCTTAAAGCCGAGGAGCTATCGCTCAAGGCACGCGAGAGCGCAGCCAAGACGGGTGAAGATCCAAACATGGCGGCGATGCGTATGCAGCAAGAGATCATGCAGGCGCAGGAGTTACACGCCCTAGAAGTTGCAAATCAACAACAGCAGCAACAAGTTCAAGCTCAACAAGCCCAGCAACAAATGGGGCAGGGCGACCAGCGACACAAGATGGAGATGTTGCAGAAAATGATGCAGGCAAAACAGCAAGCCCAACAACCGCCCGGTGAAGGATAAATATGGACAGAAGAATCCTAGATTTGCTCTCCTCTAAACTTGAAGAGCATCGTAAGAGTCAAGCTGAAGTTTTGTGTGATGGTAGCGCGAAATCCTACGATCACTACAAAGAACTGTGCGGTTTTATCCGAGGTCTCCAGACTGCGCAGTATGAAATAGGTGACCTC